TCTGCTACACAGTATTGATATGTTTTTGCCATAGTTTTCTCCTTTTATTAATCGGTTAATGTTTTAACAGTGTTTGATGGGTTAGTCCATTCTTCTGTTGCTGTTGTAATTGGTGGAACCTCTCCTCCAAAAGTTAATGCTGATGAAGTTGTACCTGCACCTCCATTAGCTGATCTAGCTGTAGATAGGTCTGCTACTTCAACCCAACTAACGCCATTCCATTCTTCTGTTTGAGCTCTTTTAGCAGGACCATCTCCACCAAAAGCTAATATAGCAGTATTACTTGAACCACATGCAGCTACAGGTGCTCTTGGTGTATTCATATCTGCAACCTCAGTCCAGCTAGTGTCATTCCAAGATTCTGTAGCAGCTATTAAAGGAGTTCCTGGAGTATTTCCTCCTAAGGCTAAAGCAGATGTATTTGTTCCTCCACCTCCTAGTTGATGTCTTGCAGTATTCATGTCTGCAACTTCAGCCCATGAAGTTCCATTCCATTTTTCATTTTTAGCTGTGTTTGGTGGTGTTAATCCTCCAAAAGATAAAGCATTTGTACTACTTGATCCAGCATTACCCATAAGTCTTGTTGTAGTATTCATAGTAGCTACTTCTGTCCAAGCTGTTCCATTCCAAGTATCTGTTTTATTAGAAAGAGGGGGTGTACCTCCAAAACCTACAGCTGATGTGTAAGTTCCTGCACCACCCATTTGATTTCTACCTGTGCTTAAATCGTTAACTTCAGTCCAAGATGTTCCATTGTAAGATTCAGTCTTAGCTGAAGTTGGTGGTTCATTTCCACCGAAACCTAATGAAGCTGAATTACTTACACCTGCTCCTGCTATATATTCTCTTGCAGTATTTAAACTACCACCCGTAGACCAAGCACCGACTGGTGCACCTGCACCTGTCCATTCTTCTGTTGCTGTTGATACACCTGGTGCAGCATTACCACCAAAAGCTAAACCGTTTGATGTTGTTCCTGCTCCTGCAAGTTTTCTTCTACCCGTGCTTAAATCTGCTACTTCTGTCCAGTTAGTTCCATTCCAGTCTTCAACAACTGCTTCAGTAGTATTAGGTGGATTTTGACCACCAACACATAATGCTGCTGTTTGTGTTCCTAATCCTCCTGCATATTGTCTTCCTTCATTTAAATTATTTACTTCTGTCCAGCTAGTTCCATTCCAAGTTTCTGCATCCGCTTTTATTGGAGTAGCACCTCCAAAAATTATACCAGATGAATTACTAACTCCAGCAGCAGCTTGACCATACCTAGCGGTGTTCATGTCATTAACTTCAGTCCACGAAGTTCCGTTCCATAATTCTGTCAAAGCTGAATTACTACTACTTACTTCTCCACCGCAATCTATAGCAGAATTATAATCTCCAAAACCTGCTGAAAGTGCTTTAGCAGTATTTAAATCGTTTACTTCAGTCCAAGAAGTTCCATCATAAGATTCTGTTAATGCTGAACCGCTTCCAAAAGCTAGTGCAGCAGTATTAGCCGTTCCAGCTCCATTTACTCCTCTTGCAGTATTTAAGTCGTTTACTTCAGTCCAATTAGTTCCATTATAAGATTCTGTTTGTGCGTTAGGCCCATCCCCTCCAAAACCTAGAGCAGCTGTATAAGTTCCAGCACTACCTAAACTTTCTCTTGCAGTATTTAAATTTGCACCAGTTCTCCACGAACCAGCTGATGTTACATTTGGATATTGATATTTGAAATCTTTGTTGGTGCTATCGTACCATAGCTGACCTTCCACGGCTCCTGGGTAGTTCCCAGCAAAGTTTTGAACCGCAGTTCCAACTTCTTTCTTATAGGTAGACACTATTTAACCTTTAACAACCAACCTTGAGTTCCATCTGTATAAACTAAAGTATTAGCTGCCCTTTCTACTGAAACTGTTAAGTCGGCCGCAGAGCCTTGTATATTTTCTGAATTTCTTCCAATTGTTAAATTGTTTGTATCAAACGTTCCTGCGTAATCTACAAATGAAACTTCATCACCGATTGTTGGTGAAGCAGGTAGTGTCATTGTAAAAGCTGAACTTGTTGTATTTATAAAATATCCTTCTCCAGCTACCGCTGTAAAGCCAGTTGTCTTAACTGTTTGCCATGATGTACCACCAGAAATATCTCCAAATGAAGCTGTCGTACCATCGGTAGTTAAAACTTGACCTGTACTGCCCATTGTAATTCCACCAAAAGCACCATTGTCGTTAAACTGTATTTGTTTATCAGATCCACCTGGAGGTGAAGCTAGTGCAATTTCTCTTACGTTTGTCCCATCTGAAAAAACATATTTAAAACCTTTATCTGATGTTGCAAATGTTACACCTGTTCCTGAAACAGTTTTAAACGCAACTGTAAAAGAACCTGTAGTTCCATTTTCAACTATATATGTTTTTTCAATTCCATCTGGAATTGTTACTGTTATGTTATCAGTTATTGTTCCTGTTAATTTTATAACAGCATTTCTTGCATCTGAAAGTGCTGCATCCGACATAACTAATGTCGTAGTACCCGTTCCACTTACTGTTACTGCTTCATAACCTGCAATTGCTTGTTGTACTAAATTTAAATTTGTATTTGTTTTATCACCCCAAGTACCACTGTTTTCACCAGTGACCATTAGTTCGAGTTTAAGATCTGTTGAGTAACTTGATGCCATTTAAAAATTCTCCTATTAGATTTTCATTTTACTATTATTAAGCTGCTAAATCAACCTCAGACCATACATTAGATACATTTGGATCTATCTCAGCCCAAGCTGTAATATTAGGTGTTCCAATACTAGAAGTCATTGAAATACCTGTTAAACTTACATTTGCATTAGCAGTAGTTATTACACTTCCTATACTAGCAGATAATGATTGACCTGTAACCTCCGCCACTGAAACAGCATCTACCTCTCCAATAGAAGAAGTCATTAATTGACCTGTAACGGAGAACGTAACATCCGTGAATGCAGTCTCCTGTCCAAGCTGTAAAGTTGCTACATTTCCAGTAACATCTACCTCTTGATTTAAGTCTGCGACTGCAGTTCCAATTGTTGAAGTTAAACTAATACCGGTTACAGATAGATTTGAATCTGCTGTTATTAAAACTGAACCAACACTCATTGTAGCTTCTATTCCAGAAACTGCAGGGCCTGCAGTAATAATTTCTGTTACATTTCCAATGCTTGAATTTATTGTGTGTTCACTGACATTTATTGATATATTACCATCAGCTGAAATATCTACAGAACCTATTCCTGAAGACATTTGTAAATCCACAGCGTCTAATTTATTAAATGTTGCTTGACCAATGTTAGAATTTAAGGTTATTCCAGTGACTTCTACAACATGATCAGTAAAAGCAGTAACTTGTTCAATACTTGAAGTTAATTGTTGTCCTGTAACATTAACTGTTATGTCTGTGAATGCAGTTTCATCTCCTAGAGATGATGTTAAACCTAAACCATTTATTTGAACTGTATAAGCATCACCCCATACAAGGTTGCCCCATTCAGCTCTTCCCCAACCTGCGTTTATTTCTTCTGTGGTTGTTACAGAACCACTACTTGAAGTTAAGCTTACACTAGAAACAGATACATCAACATCGGCTTGATCGCCCCATTGATTTTGTCCCCATGTTGCTGAGCCCCAAGTAGCAGCCATATCATTTTATTCCTTATGCTATTCTTAATATCGCAGCGGATGTTGTAAATGCAGGGAACTGAATTGTAAATGTTCCAGCTGTTGCAGTTTTATCTCCACCGAAATCTAATACAGCAACCGCATCAGTAGTATTAGAACCACCGTTTGTTGTTGTATTATAAATTAAAGCACCTCTTGCAGTAAGTGTTACACCTGTAAACGATAAATCAGCAAAGTCTGTAATAGCTATTGCTGAAGATACTTTCACACCTTGGTTAACCAAAGCTGAACCACCTGCAGTGTAACCTGAGGATGAAACTTCATTATTTGTTGAGTAATTTGCTGTTGATGCACCTAAAGTTGCAGCTGATGTGTACATTGCTAATTTAAATGTATCACCACCGTCTCCAGATGTATCAAAATCGTGACTTCCTTGTAGTAATTCTTTTTTAAAAGAATTACAAATTGCGTTTGTTGTTATTGCCATAATTATTCTCCTTAATTAATTTATGTATTAGGAGTTGGTGAGGGTACTTTTATTCTTGGTACTCCATCATCATACTCCCCTCGTCTTCTTCTACCCATTTGTTGTAAGGCAAAATTCTGTACTTCCTCATTGTACTTCTTTTCATAAAGATTGTACATATCCATAGGACCTTTTAAAAATCTAAACGCTTCTGCCAAAACACCGTGTAAGAGCATTGATTCTTGATAGGAAGCTAGATAAGTATTTGTTGTACTTGTAAATTCTGGTGGTTGTTTAATATAATTTAATTGAACTGTGTCAGTGTTTGCTGGAGTGGGTGCAACTAAAATTACTGGTCCTTGTTGAACATTATCTTCCCAATTAGCCCAATATTTAGGAGTTCCCGTTGTTGAACTATTAGGAGCAAATTCAGAAATAAAACTAGTATCTCTTTTTTCTAAAAAAGTTCTGTTACCATTTGAATCAATAACTTGTACTGATCTCACGACAATAGCATCTGATGGTAATATTACATACCGATTACCTGCTGTAAAATTAGATGTTGCGTATTTTCTTAAATCATCGTAATCAACTTTTCCAGCAATATCTAATTCAACACTTTTTATAAAATCTTGAATAATTTGATCTGTTAAAACATTATTACTAACTTCTGTGTAATTTCTTACTTGTGTTAAAAAATCTGAATAACTTATAGCCATTATGTAATACTCACTGTTACAGTTCCTGTTGTTATAATTAATTTTCTTCTTCTATTTTGCAAAGAAGGATCAGCTGGTTTCATAGTGCTTATTACAACACCAGTACTTGTTAAAACATTTGCAGGCTGAGCTGTGATATAAGCAAAGTCACCTGGAAGAGTTAGATTAGCTACACCAACCATTGTTCCTCCCGAATTAGATTTAGTATTATCATTACTAGCAACTGTTTGTGGTTGTTGAAATCTTTGTGGTCTTGTATTTTGTAAAGCAATAGCATCAGCAGTAAAATGTCTTCTTCTTATTTGAGGATGTTTAGGTTCAAATTCAGAATAATGAACTAAAGAACCATTCCATTCCTTCACCATTTCTTGATAAGGAAATGCCATACCAGATCTATCTGATATTGCTAATGATCTTTTACCTGTTGCCCATTTAGCCATTATTAAATTCCATTAGGGTAAAATGATTGAGGTGTAATATATGTCGAAGCTCTTTGACCATCTTCATCCAATGCTCTTTTTAGTTGATCTTCATATATTAATTTATTTTGTTGTACTAACTGAGGTGCATTTTTCATCGCTAAATAATAAGCAAGTCCTGCTACCATACATGGTAGAAATCTAAACACTACATCTGCATCATTAGAATAAGCTCCTGCGTCCTCGATTCTTTTAATCACATAATATTTTAAATACGTGTAAGTATTAAGATCTGGAGCTTGATACAAATATATTTTGGGAGTTTCTTGTCTATCCACGTAATATTGTGATGGTTGGCCAAGAGCTAGTTTATTTGGTAATGCAGCATATGCAGATCTATCTATTTTTGTTAAGGATACATCTTGAGTATTTACAGTATTAGAACCTGCAGCAGTGGTAGAAACGAAAGCTTCTAAAACATCACTTACGTTAGAATCAACTGCATATTCTGCCTGTCCAGATACTAATTGATTTTCATTCAAAGAAACTTTCCATAAATGAATTCCTCTATTAGCCCATTCTGCAAATAATAAGTTAAGACTAGTTCTAGCTGATCTTAGACTATAACCACTAGTTGTAGTCATACCACATCTTTCGTAAGCTTCTTGTATGATTTCTTCTATAGATAAATCAAATGTCGTAGTCCCTGAAGTTGCCATTAATATCCTTTTTACGG